GCCGCCGCGAGACCCGCTGGAGCGGGTCATCCTGGCGACAGCTGCCGCCTGCTGATTCAACAGACGACCGTTCTCCGTCAGCAGACGATTCATCTGCTCCAGAGCCTTGATGTGGTTCTGGAACGGAGCTGTGATCCGCGCGGCAGCAGCGTTGACGCGGGTGAACTTGTCGTGGAGCTGAGCTACTCGGTATTCGAGCTGCTTGAGCTGGACGAGGCCGACGATCTTGACACTGATGTCAGCTGCGTAAGTAGCCACTTAGGTCGCCGGCGCCCAGTCGTGCCCTCAATCTATCGGCGCTGCCTCGCCTTCCTCATTGCCTCTTCCTGTTGCTGGTTGAGGATGGAGAAGTAGGCACTCCAGGCCATCAACTCCTCTGGGGTGACCTCTGCTCGCAAGCGAGAGACGGTCATCCCCAGCTCCTTCGCCACGCCGAAGCACAGCATCAGCCAGTTGTCATTCCTTAGCTGCTGCTCTAGTGCTTTTCATGTCGATGGGGGCCTCATCGGGGTCGTCCTGCTGGAGCAGGGCCAACATGAGCGCCTGGAGATCGGAGTCGTCGCACTCGTGCTTCAGCACAGAGATGTCGCCAGGTGTGAACAGACGCTGGCCGTTCTCGTCGAGTGCCTTGTTGACCAGCAGCTGCAGTGCGAAGGCGGTGGCGTCATCGGACTTGGCATCCTTCTGAGCCTTCTCCCGCTCCGCCATGGTCATGCGGTAAACCCAGAACTCAAACTCGATGCCGTTGTTCAGCAGGACCGTGCGCTTGCGCAGCTTCCGATCCAAAGCGTCCTTCAGGATCTGGATTGCGCGGACAGCTGGAGCCATGCAGGAGGTGTGAAGTAACTAGCTAGATCATACCCGCATAGAAAAGCCCCGCCGTAGCGGGGCCGATCTCTCCCTACTGAGTCTGGATCAGACGAACAGCTTGGACGGTTGACCCGACAGGCTGAAGTCGAGGCTAGCGGTGATGACCTCCTCAGGGCTGACGTTGATTGAGAAACCCAGAATCGAGATCGGAGCCTGGATGTACAGGCTCTTGCTCAGGTCGGGCTTATTCGCACCGAGACCAGTGCCAGCGACGGTGTTGATGAACAGCCGCACCTCAGCGCCGCTCTGGTTCTTCATCATGCTGTTAGCCAGCAGACGGTTCGCCAGAGCTTCCTGATCGGTGGTGAACTGCACCTCCATGCTGCCGGAGCCATCGGCATAGCCAGCTTGCTTAGTGCGGAAGGGCGCCCACTTGGCGTCGCTACCGCCACCACCACCACCACCGATGCCACAGGGCAAAGTTGTGGTATCAATCTCCTCGCGGCTCAAATTTAGAGAAAATGACTTAACTTGGCAAACTGCTTTAAACTCAGAGTAGTCAATCTTGATGTGGTTTGCATTACCCGGAGTGTCGCTAGTACCGGCACCACCGTCACCGTTAAGGGTGATCGGAGCACCGCCAGCAGTAGCCGAAACACTGATGGTGGTATCGGTGCGGGCGACCACGAAATACTCAGTGCCAGGTGTCAGCGCAGAGTCAAGGTTGCCGCCACCTTCCTCGGTAAAGGTAACAGGATCGCCAATGCGATAATCGTTCGCGCTAGGAACAGTGATAACACTGCCTGCAGGGAAATCAGTGAAATCCTTGAGGCAGAACTGCGTGGCAGACGGTTGGAAGTAAATGGCGCCGTCTTGTCCAGTTAATACAGTTTGGGTGCAAGCTATCGGGATCGGTCTAGCCCCTAATTAAGGGTGGCGAAACAATAGAGAATTGAGGGCGTCACACCCTGCGGGGGCTCAGGGCTACCACGATCTTAGGCACTCGCACGAGGTTTTTCCATTTGCCGCCGGCCCAGCTCTAGCTGGCTATGGCCCTAGTGTAGGCAGCCTGAAAGCCGCAGCCCAACCTGGAGTAGAAGTGCGGCCGACCCTCCAGCGTGTAGAAGTTCGGCCCCGTCACTGGCCGCACACTGGCCCGCACACCGTTCACCCCCTGGTAGCGGGTGGCATTGATGCCGTTGAGCGTCTTGAGCATCTCTAGGGCGATCGTCTGGTTGCGACCAGGCCCCTTGTTCTTGGGTGTGTAGACCTCCACCACCATGGTGCCCCTGATGTTCTCAAGCATGTCGCCGAGCACCTCCTCACCCGTGGCCCCGAAGTCCAGCCGCATCTTCACGTACTCGCCCGTGGCGTCGGCATCGGTGAACGGCTGGTTGTCCACATACACCGGGATCGGCGGCGTCATCAGCGCTGCCGCCGTGCGGATGTGGTCTTCGTAGACGCGGCGGATCAGTTGCAAACTCATCGCACGAACCCAGCTGTACGCATAGCTTGCCGTGTTGCAGTGGCGATGGTCTGCTGGGCATCCCTGCCGAGGATGTACCGCTCAAACCAGTCCCGCCTGGCGGATGCGCCCTCCCGCTCCCAGCGGTAACCGTCAGGAGCAGGCATCAGATCCATCGCAATGTCGGCGTACTCCATGCGGTTGCCGATCGTGTACCCGCGCAGGCTGTCATCCGCGATTGGCACCACAGGCGTTGGTGTGGTGCTCCAGGTCATCGGGCGGTCGCCGCGATCGGGCCGCGGGTAGCTCGCTTCCTTGTCGGCTTCGATCCGCACCTGCCCAGCCTTCACCACCCAGTTGTCGCGGAACTCACCCGTCCACTCGGGAGCTGATTTCGATCAGCTCCCTCGTGACCTCATACGCCACACGCTCTGTGGCCAGTGACATCCCTGAGCGCAGGTCGCTGGCGAGCTGGCCGAGGGGGCGACGCATTGCCATTACTGCAACCTCGCCATGCAAACGAAGAACACGGCATTGTCGCCGCGGTAGGTCTTCACATCCACCACCTTGGCCGTCTTGTTCACGCCCGCGGTGGGGATCTCAAACCAGTCCTGCGTGCTGATGTAGTGCCCGCCGATCTGGCCGGGGTCGATCAGGATCTTCAGGTCGGCGATCTGGGAGTTGCCTTGATCCTCCTGTGGGTTGACGACAGTGACCACAGCCTTCACGGGCGTGCGGGTTTCGGCAACCGTCACGTCGCCGGTGGCGGAGTCGTAGGTGCCTGCGCCAGTGGTCTGCACGAAGGTGACCTGCTGGCCCCACTGCTGAATCAGCGGGCCAGGCAGCGGACCGAAGGTGGTGTCAACAAGGCTCATGAGCGGACCACGTAGGCGAGTTGGTTGCTACCGACGCTGGTGAAGCACTTCAACAGATCCTTGAGCCAGGGGAACTTCTGCAGCACCAGCGGACCCGAGGAGCTGCTGCCACCACCTGCGCCTGCAGTGCCCGGTGCGAACTGGTCGTACTCCACCTCCAGTACGTCCAGCTTCTGCCGTTTGATGAAGGTGCCCGCCTGCCCTGTGGCCGGTGCGGTAATCATCGTTCCCTGGTTCTGGTGCAGCTGCAACGCCAGCTCACAAGTAGCCTCGACGAGCTGCTGCGGAATCGTCGTGCAGTCCGCTGCGTTGCAGCAGCCAGCGGCGTCGAGCTTCCGCGGCCACTGCAGCGGCTGACTCGGGTTGCACTTTTCGCCGCCCCAGCACAGCGTCTCCAGCCAGCGGGTTGCTTCCTGCAGGGCGATCGTCTTCTCTCCGACGCTTAGCGCGAACCATGTCGTGCGGTTGAATGTGTGGATGAAGTAGTCGTCGGCGTCTGTGTCGCTCACATACGCGCGGGTCGTGGGGAGTGGCATCAGAGGGCAACGGCGAGAACGGTGTACCCGAGGCGCTGTAGACGCCGCTTGAGGGCCGCGGCCTCTTCGGGGTCACAGTCGATGATCGGCGTCACGATCGGTGGACGATGCGAGGCAGGTATCGACTCCCGAACCTCCAGGTAGAGGCGCACGCATCCCATCATTGCCGCCTGGGGCGAATGACTCCACTGTAGGCAGACTGGGGCGCACTCCTCCCCGGCTGCATGGAACTCCACAGGTGTGATGACGGGTGCGTGAAGGTGTGCCTCACCGATGGCGAGCACACCGTCTGCACCACCGTGTCGTCCGACCACCTCGTGCCTGACAAGGAACGGCAGCTGCGGGCAGCGCTGGCCATGAAAAAGGGGGCCGAAGCCCCCTGAACATTCCACCTCTGAGTATCTCAGGGATTGACAGCGAAAGCGCTGTTGACCGTGAGACGCACCAGTGGCACCAGCCGCGAGGTCTCGTAGACCAGGCTGTAGTTGGCCGGTGTGGCGTAGTCGGTGTTGGCGGGGTTGTCCGTACCCGAGGTCCAGGAGATGCCAGGAATAGCCAGAGCGCCGTGATAATCGGCGGCCAGGATGTCCTGGAACGACAGGATGTTTGTATCGTAACGGATACGAAAATCCTGCTGAATACCCTCTTGCACTGTTCCCGGGGCGAACAGATACACCGGGAACTTGTCGCCGTTGGTGGCGTCAGTTGTGGGGGTCAGGGTGTTCATCCTGAACCACGCGGCAACCAGCGAAGGTGCCGATCTCCATGGCGCCAGGGCCGATGCCCACGCCGCCGCCACCCCACGAAATACCAGCACCAGGGCTGATCGAGGAGGTGGAGAAGGTCATCAGGCCGGTCTGGATGAGACCGTTGATCACCGCAGAGTGAGCAGCCAGAACGGTGAGGCTGCTGCCACGCTCACCCAGGAGGTTCCGGGCGCGGAGCAGAGAGCCGGCGGTGAGGGTGTTGGCCTCACCCAGGGTGCCGCCAGTACGGGCCACGCTCAGAGCGTTAGCAGCCAGAGCACCACCGAACACGCCGGTCAGCATGGAGCTGAGCAGACGGGTGCGGTTGCGGCGCATCGAGCTGGCGATGTAGCTCTGGATGGCAGCCATGGGGTCACTGCCGGAGCCGAGGCCCGAAAGTTCATCGGCGGCTGCACTGAACCCGCGATGATAGATGGGCACAACGCTACTAACAGCGTTGATCTTTTGAGGCGTAAGGTATCCCGCGCCGGACACACCCCACGTCGAATTGCTCTCAATTCGCTCTTCTTGTGCCTCGAAAGGCTTATACATAGGCATGGTGATTCGCACACCACCCTCACGACAATCCAGCGCAGAGTTGCGGGCAATGATGCCGCTCTGCACCCAGTCGCAGCGGTTGAACACCTCTTCAAGGGTGTACCCCTTGAACTCAGGGCGGGTGACCAGATCACCGAGGAAGGTCGAACCCCAGTTGGGATTCGCGCGGTTGCCGATAGGCGCGGGAGTCGGGGTTGTAAACCCCCCGTAGTTCCCCTGAATAGCTGACATGTCTAGTTCTTAGAGAAGGTGCCGTGTCACCCCTTCGCAGCTTCAGCCTCGAGTGCCTTGGCAAGATCAGGGTTCTGTGCTCTCAGCGCAAACTGCTGAGTGAGGTTCCAGCTTTCCTTGCGGAAGGGATTGGTCATCCCCGGAGCTACGCCGGCAGCATTGGCAGGTGCTGAGCCGATCCCTCTGGCGCCACCGGCGCGAAAGTGATGCTCCCAGCCAGATCCAGGCGACTTCAGGTTGGCCAAGTAATCGGTGAGGTTGACCTCGACGCCCCCGTTGAGGCAAACCACCCGACCATCGACCTCCCGGAGGTTCGACTGGAGCAACTGGAGCATCTGCTGCGGCTGAACAACGTCGGCCGAGTTGATGGCTTCCAGTGCTTTGGTGCGCAAGGTCGCCTGGGCGAACTCGCGGTCCTTTGCTGCTAGCTGCTCCTGAAGCTGTCGGTGCTCGGTCTCCAAGGTGGAGTAAGAGCCCTTGAGTTCCTCATAGAGCCGCTGATACTCGCCAGATTCCTCCAGCTGAGCTGTCTTCGTCCTGATGCTCTGTTTCTGCATCTCATCCAGCCGACGCTGGAGATCCTTCAGTTGCTCGTTGAGCTTCTTATTGCTCTCGCCCATCTTCTGCTTGTCCTGTTGGACCAGCGCGAGCTTGGCGGCGAGGGCAGCGGGATCTTCGGATTGAGCTGCAGGTGCTGCGGGTGGGACAGCCGCGGGCTGTGCCTGATCCATCACGGAAGGATCCCCGTTTGCGATTTCAGTCATCCAGGAATAAGGGTTACGAAGCAAGCCTACCGCGAGCCAGCTAGATAGGTCAGCCTTGCCCGCGAGTCTTCTTTCGGCCGTGGTTTGGCTTGCTGTGCAAACCCTGGCCCTGCCGTGTTTTCTTGGGCTTGCGGTCGATCTTGACTGTCGAGGTCAGCGAACCTTTCGGTTTGGCCATCAGATGATCTGCAGCGTGATGTCACCCCCAAGCAGTTCCATGCCAAGCACGGATTGCTTGTTGGTGTCCCAGATTGCCAGCCTTGAGCCCTCGGTGACAGCGGTGGCGTAGTTCGCTGTGTCGCCTACCTGGAAGGTGATCTGCTCAACGCTGTCGCCGTCCCAGTACAGAGCATC